GGTCATTGAAGCTCTTGAATAAGAGTTCTAAAGAAAGGAGCGACATCAACACCGCCCCCTCCTACCGGGAAAGTAGACGCAGGATGCAAAGAAACTGTGACGGCCAGTGCCTGACCTGCTCCCAGAATAATTTCACGGGGCAGAGACAAACGCCAGGATCTGCCAGAATAGGGCACCGCAAAACCTGTTAATGGAAGATGATAGGCATCTGCTATGAGGAACTCATAATCCTTGCCGCCATCCGCATCATTAAACGGAAAGCGGACCTGCCAAAGCCCAGTTTTGACGGAAAAGTCCATAACATAAATCGTTATAGCAAGAATCGCAAAACCAGCACCACACGGGCAAGCACCTTGAGAAACAGTGCTATCAAAAGCAAATCCGTGGTGAGCAGAGGGATTATATGCATAAATCCCAATATCTCCACCCGGAGAAGCGAGGTTCATTGCAACCAAGCTCTCTGCAACGGATTGGATGCTGGCAAAAGTCCCTGATCCACAGACGTCCGTCACATCGAGGATCTGTCCCTCTAATTGACGAACTCTCACTTTCCGAACAGTTTTGCTCAAAGTGACCGCCGGCGGCAAAGCTACCGGAACAAAGGTGACAGCGCTACCACCAGTTAACCGTGGCGGAGTAATGCCGCTCATGGTCTGAATAGTAGCAAGCGTCGAAGCGAACTGGTTCAAAACCAATCCACCTAACGCCCACTGACCAAAACTCTCTCGGTGACGGGTAAAATCCCGAATCATATGACCCTCATAATAAGAGTCGCGGAGGGTTAGGAGGCACGCCTCACAAAAGACCGCGCGTAAATTTGAAAATCAAGATTACCGGCCGCACCAACAGCGTTGACTGTCAACGCGAGGGCTTGGCCGCCGCCAATGCGGATCGGACGAGGGATGGCGAGGGTGAATCCAAATTCACCGATCACGTTTGTGGCTGCCAATGGTACCGGACCGAATTTCGTATCAAGATACAAATAATCGTCTCGGTTGGCATCCGCAGTATTTAGCGGATCACGCACCGACCAAGTGGTCGATGTTGAATTGAGCTCACAGACGTAAATCGCGCAGCCAACCGAATAAAACCCTGCGGTGACCGCACCAAACGAAACCTTCCCATGTACCGCAGCAATCTCAACATTTCCGATGGTGGGCTGTCCAGTTGCTGCCGCCGCTGTAGGGAGAGCGACGAGAAGCAAGGATTGTGGAGTCCCCGGAACCAAAGTTGTTGGAACTGCGGAACCCCACCCCGGAAAGGAAGCCACTGGGGCACCAGTATTACTAGCACCCTGGCTTGATATCACCCAATCGCCCATTGCGATTGGAATGCCTTGAACACCGGAAGGCCGCATTGACATACGAGTGCCACTACGGCGACGACGACGGGAAGCAAGGGATCTTGCCATTTGAAAACCTCCGAGACTTACGTCCACCATAATTTACACCAGTGAAGTGTGGTAGACTATCCACAACACCAGTAGTTGCAGGCACCAACGAAGGAGCCTGCTCCGACAACTGTCCGCGCTCACCACGCTCTCGATAGAGAGCCAAAGCTCTCCCTGGATGGATTAGCTCCATCGCTTGTATAGCAAATGGATAATCATGACGAACCGCGTAGTCGAGCAAACCAGTCGTATGTGTACGAACTGGAGAACCCACCACACGTTGGCCCGCCAACTGTGCACTAATCTGGAGGGACTGATCCTGACCCGGCACTCCAATGTCATAATACGCTTCGGGAGCTGCCCAAGGCGTCTCAGACGTGAACCCAAAGGCCAGCGGAATCTGACCCTGAGTAGGGGCCACAAGTGCTTGCTGAAGACCACCAGCAACCCCATATGCCAGGAGAGGAAGAGCACCTTGGCTAATGCGTGACCCCAAATCATAAAGACTTGGAGAGTCACCAATAATAGGAATTTGATATTCATCAGCCATAATCCCCCCACATGGTAAGAGCGTAAAATTTAGGTACGAGGATCGCTACCTACGCACCAGATATGAGACGACAGGAGAATTACAAAAGGAGCCCAATGTAAGATCCTTATGTTTGAAGGAATTCGAATCCTTCCGCATAACGCAGCGCAGGATGTCACCTAGCCTTTCAGAAGCGCCATCATCGCGCAACCGGCTAATCATCTCTGCGCAAACCGGGTCATAGTGAATGAGCCAGTCACAAAAGGCGTGAAACGATGGATGATTTATCGCCTCACCCCACTGTTGCAACCAGCGTACCGTGTCACAGTCGCGATCCCACGGTTTCCCATCAATCCGCTCCTGAGACATGGCGGAATTGAGGATATGCTGCAGGGGACGAACCCCCACAGATAAACCATCTATGACATAGTCTCGGACGTGCAAATCTTGTAAATAATGCACGGCGTCGCACGACATCATAGACTTTTCCTCAGAGATGGTCATCCCAAGTTCGGAAACAACCCCTGCGATATCAGATTTCGATGGATTCCCTTGAAAGGTATACAATCCATCATCCCCTTGAGCCATTGCGAATAGCACTGAGGATCCGACCCGATGGGCAGCATAATGCATAACCCATAAGTTAACGAGGCTGTCGATCAGGTTCGTCATCACCGAACCTGACGGCACTCCGCCCGTTCTAG